GTCAACTACCGGCTGGGACATGACGGCATTCCTGAGAATTTCGATCACGCCTTCCGGGACGTTGCAGGCTTCACCGGGGCGAAGCATGTAACCCTTACCATTGAGGCCGATGAACAGACCCGTAGGCGGGATGTCATCGTTTTCCTCAAGCACGATACGCTTATAGCCGGGAAGGCCGATGGCCTTAACCGGAGTGTCATCAGGGATGTTGCTCCCCAAAAGTTCTGCTGCCTGCTCAGTCATCTTCTGTTTCTCCTACCGCTGCATCGAAGCTACTGGTGAACTCATCCGCAGGCAGCGCCTTGTCGAGGTTCTTCTTCAAGAACTCCAGAACTTCCTCTACGGTCTTGAACACGTAGCTGACTTTGGGATCGCGCCACGGTCCCTTCATATCGTCCTTGCGGTTAGCAGCGACGATCTTGGGGTCGGTGACTTCGACCTCATACCCGTTCTGGGCTTTCTCGATTTTAACGCAAGCCATGGGTGCTCTCCATAAGCAACGGGGGGACAGTAAGCCCCCCCGCGCAATTTTGCAAATTTGACTGAACGCCTATTACGCGCCGGTCGGGCCAGTCGGACCAGCAGCGCCGGTCGGGCCGGTAACAGACGGGCCTGTCGGGCCAGTCGGACCAGCAGCGCCGGTCGGGCCAGTGAAGCCTGCAACGTCAGCGTAAAGCTCAGTGAACATCTCGTTAACTTTCGCGAGCGTCACGGCCATACTTTCGTTGCCGGTCGTATCAATTTCCTGACGTGCCATGTGTGCTCTCCTGTCTGGTTGAGGACGTTAGAGAGGGGCCGAAGCCCCGCTCATCAGCCCCAAGCCGCCCACATGACATTATCGCCGTCGCCATAGGCAGCAGACGAAATCGTGAACCCGTCAGCGTCGATGACGATGCCGGAGTTCGTGTCATAGGTCATGGTGCCAGCAGTGACGATCTTGAGGCAGGCAGCATCGGCCATGTTGGCAAACTTTTCCCAACGGACAACAAGGTCCTCATTGAGAACGACAACATGACGCGGCTGGAAGCCGGTCGTGATGGCCTTCGAGCCCGTAGCAGAGGGGTCGATGTAGCCGGTAGCGAAGCGAACGATGCCTTCGCCGTTGTTCTGTACTTCAGCCATTTTCGTTAGTCTCCAGTGATCCCAAGGGTGAAGGTAAAGGGGGCACTAGGCCCCCTCACCATTAGGCAGTAGCGCCGACTTCGAGGCGAGCCATATAGGCTTCCTGAAGGATGACGGTAGCCGTCCAGAGCTTCCAACCAACGGTGCCGCGCTGACCGAGCGGATCGCCGGAAGAAGGCTTCGGGTTCACGACCATGGGCGTCATGGACGACGCACCCTTGAGGGGCACGATGCCGAACGCGTCACGCGCGAAGTAGAGGACCGGGTACACGTCACAGGCCGTGTTGGCCGTGGTGTAACGCAGGCTGTTGGTGACAGCCGTGCCACCCGTATCCACCCACGCAGCGATGATCGTGGAGGTCAGGTAACGCACCTGCTCGACCGAGCCGATCTCGCCTTCGAAGGGCGTGGTGTGCGGGCCGTAGTCAGCGACGGGCTTGAAGCCAGTCATGCTACGGATGTCCGTTTCCAGATCGGGATGGCAGATCGCCATGTAGGCCGCTTCGACCGACTTCGTGTTGTAGTCGGGCGTCGAAGCCACGACAGACGAAATCTTACGAGCGTTCTGGCGATTGAGGCCAGTCGTGACACGACGCTGATCGGCGATGCTGATCTTCGTGATGACGGAAGAACGACCGGCCACGTTATTCGCGTAGAACACGTTCGTACCAGCCTTCAGCACGTTGAAGCGCAGCGTCTCGACCGTCACCGCAGCCTGCTCGCCGAGGATGTCGGTAGCCTGCTGGAGGATCGGGTCAGTGTGCGTGTCCTCGATCACATCGGTGATCGTGATGAAGTCGCCGTACTGGGCGAGCGTCACCGTGTAGTCCTGATTGGCGAGCGTGTTGCCAGCGGGCGTCACACCTTCAATCAGCGGGGTCGTTGCGACCGGGATGTAGAAGTTCGAGATCGGCGAGCCGGTCTGACCTGCCGCACCCGTTGCACCCGACAAGAAGTAGCGGCGGAACTTCGCCGTCTTGGTCGAGTTCTTCGGCATCGGGTAGGTCTGGCCGAACTTTTCGAGATGCAGATACGGCATCGCACGCTTGAGCATGCGAACAACCGAGTAGGCTGCAACTGCGGGAGAGATATCACCATACGTCAACATGAGTTTTGCTCCTGTTAGTTCACTTTATCGGCGAACTGTTTGAAAGCGCCCTCGAAGTCATTGGGGTCACTTCCAGACTGTACAACCGAACGCTTGGAACCGACTGGGGCCAACTCGTCAGCCGCTTGTTTGGTGGCGGATGGCAGTTCAGTGTCCTGTTTCTTTGCGGGGGCCGAAGCCTTCGATGCTGCGGGTGCAGCGCCTCCGTTCTCCGTCCTCCACCGGCTGATAAGGTCCTTGACCTCATCCACCGTTCCCTGCTGAATAACACGGTTGTACGCAACCTGCAAGTATTCGGGCTGCTTCCCGACCCAATCGACAACCCGGTCCCGGACATCGTTGTAATCGGGCACCGTGGCTTCAAGATCGCCGAGGTGCGTGCGGGTGCTCAACTCGCGCACCTGCTCCATCAAAGGCGCAACAACCTTCGAGAACTCCCCGAAGATATGCTGTGCCAGAAAGTTATATTCTGCGCGGCGTTTCAGGGCCTCGCCCTTTACGACATCGTTCCAGTCCTTGTCATACGAGGCCAAGAACTCCTGCTCCTCCGGCGAATAGAGGTTGGGCGCGGGAGGCGGGGCCGGAGCCCTCTGCGGCTCGACCGGCGCGGGGGCCGGAGCCTTATTAACGAGCGCCGCGAGACGGGCGAGAACTGCCTTATCGGCTTCCTCGTCATGCTCGTCACCACCATCGCCAGCAGTATCGTCCCCGGCAGGGGCGTCACCAGTAGCGGCATCGTCTCCAGCAGCAGCCTTGCCTGCGTCATCGCCAGTACCTGCATCGTCGCTGCCCTGCTGGTCCCCGCCTGCTGACGCAGGTTCGCGTGCCTGTGCCGTATCATCAGCAGAGCCAGCAGGCGGGGTTCCAGCGGGCGGGGCAGGGTCGCCCACCGGAAGCTGATCGAGAGGCTTGTTCGCTGCATCTGCTTCCGTGATCTGCTCGAAAGCGGCTGCGAAGTTATCCTCAGTCGGAGCGTTGTAATTGATCTTCATCTTCATCCTTATGCCCTTTCCAGTTTCGTCAGGAGCCTCATCAGCTTCTGATACGCCTGCGCCTCACCCTGCACCTTACTAAAATCACTGGCTGCTACATCAACCAGCTTCTCCCGCGCTTCCTCGTACATCAGCCTTGCGAGCTTGAGGATCAGCGCATACTCAGTTGATTGATTTAAGCTGCGAAGAACCTGAGCCGTCTCCGCTACCGCTGCCTTCTGTGTTTGTGACATCCTGTTCTACCCCTGCCAAGAGCAATTCGATCACGGTATTGGCCGTGGTCGCATCCGCATTGGCAGCGTTCTTCTGCCCCTGCGTGATGTTCTTCATCGCCTCTGCGAGCGTCTTGCGGAGAGCGCCTGCTGCGGCCTTCTCCTGCATCTCGATCTGGCGCTGCTGTTCCTGCGCCTTCTGCGCCTTGCGCCGCATAACCTCATCATCGCTCGCGAGCATGTCCGTGAGGTCGCGCGAAGCGAAGCGCGCCTTCATGAACTTCTCGTCGTCAATGTACATCTTGTCCTCGTCAGACAAGGATGCGGCAAGCTGGTCGATCTGCATCCCGCGCACTTCCTTCGCAATGAGCGAGGTCGCGCCGCGAGCAATCACGTTGAAGTCACCCTCGCGCGAGGCGTCCGGGTTGAACTTCTTGTTGAACATCACCATCGACTGAAGCAGCGACTGGGTGAAGCTGTCGAAGTTGCGCACGATGTCCTTGAAGGGCAGCGCCGCGTCTCCGCGAAGCATGGACGCCCCTGCGGCGGTGCGCATGGGCTCTGAGGGCTGACGGCTCATATCGCCGCCTGTGGCCGGTCCCACGAAGCTCTCCGTGTCAGCAAACTGCATGAACATCTCGATGATCTTCATAAGCTCGCCAAGGTGGCCGTCGATGGTGACGTTGCGGACAGCAGGAGCCATGGCGTCCTGACCCAGCCCTTCACGCTCCCAAGTCTTGTAGGCGCGGATGCTGGTGCGATCCTGCTCCGGGATGAGCAGGTCCACGTTGAGTTCGAGGTTGGGGCCGCAGACCACGCTGGCATTGTCGAGCAGCATGCGGGTCGATGCCGCGATGGACATCTGGCTGTCCCGGATGACCGAGGGCAGGCCGTTGGCGATGGGGCTGGTATCGTCCGGGTCGAACACGAACCCGTGGATCGTGCGCATCTTCATGCCCAGCTTGCGCCACGCATTGATGTCCGCCTTGATGATCCTGCCACCAAGCATCCAGACATCCGCCTCAATCTCGTCGGAGAGCTTGTCGTCCGGCACGTCCGCTCCGCAGTCGCGAAGCTGGGCACCTGAGAGGGTGCCGTTGTAGATGATGACTTCATAGCGCCCAGTGGCGGTCTGGTTCTCATTGACGTTGGCCTTGAGGCCCATCGTCTTGAGTTCCTGCTCGAAGTTCTTGGCCTTGTAGTCCCCGTTGGGGTTATCGGTGAGGTACTTCTTGATGACATCCGCGAAGAAGTTGGCACGGTCAGCAAGCTCGCGAACCTGCGAGCGCGACATCACCAGCCGATAGAAGTAGGTGTCCACGTGCAGCATCGTTTTCGCTGCCATGTCCGGGTAGAAGTCCCACACCGGCAGAAACTCGTACATGGGCTTGTAGATGGTCTTAACCTGTGGCTCCGGCTTGCCGCCTGACGAGACCACCCAGCCTGTATTCTCGATCTTGCGCACGAACGGGCCGCGCAGCACGCCAAGGCCGTACAGGATGCCTGAGCCCGCCACAGCGCGATTGAGCGCCACATAGTCCATCGTCTGATCGCCGCCCAACTCCTGAAGCTGGTCGTCTATAAACAGGCTCAGCGCCTCAGCGCGCTCGTTGGCGAGCTTCTGCACAGCGGCCTGCACCATGCTGTTCGACATCGAGCGGGCGACACCGCTCTGGGCGTCCTCCTCTGCCATCTTGCCGATCATCTCCTCAACGTCCTCGATCTTCATGTCGGCGGACGGGCTGGCCTTGATCTCCCAGTTCCTCTCGTCGCCGGGGAACATGAGGTGCATGATGCGCGCAAGGACACTGAGGCACTTCACGCGCGTGATGCGCGGGTAGGCACGGGAGCGTTCTGGAGAGAGTTCCTTCTCGATCTCCGGGTCGTAGATGCCGAGATACTGGCGCAGGTTGCGCAGCCACTTCTGTTCCGCCAACTGACGGTCGCGAGCAAACTGCTCGAACTGGCTCATCAGGACGCCTGAGAGCATCCGCAGAGCTTCGGTCTTGACGACCCGCGTAGGCTGCTGGCCGGGACCGCCCTCTACCGGCACAGCCGGGGGCGCGGGCTCACTCTTGGCCTTCTGAACACGGGGGCGCTGCGCCATGGGTGCCTCTAACGATAGTGGTAGCCGCCGACAGCCCTGAGCCTCGACGTTTGACCAAACCTACGTGATTGTTCCGCCCGGCGCAACTCGCGCTCCGCTCCCCTGTGGAAATAACGGCACAGATACCCGAAGCTATCGCCCGGATGGGAGTAGTTGTTCTTCTCCGGTTCTGGCTTCAGAACAGCCCGTTTGGCGTCGATTATATAGCGCCAGCCGCCCTTCAGGGCACGCACCAATATAGGGCACATCTGGGCGTCAATCTGTAGCGCCGGACCCATCTCGACCAGCCGGGTCGTGAAGTGCTCGATGGCGTTGAGCCGGATCGGCAAGCGGTTGTTCTTGTCCTCTTTCGCCACCTCATAGTACCGCTTCACGATGTCGATGACCGACTTCTCATCGGTCTGGGCGCGGTTGTAGGCGGCAGGGTCGGGGGCGATAATGATGTCATCCGCGTGCTGCGGAAAGTGCTGCATCACGAACGGCTTCATGCGCTCCTTAATAAGACGCTCGATGCCGTATCCCTCCTGCACCAATTCCGCGAGAACGATCAGCCGACCCCAAGGGTCCTGCTGGCCGAAGATCAGGGCAGAGCCACCAAGGCCGGGGTCCATCCCCACGATGAGCGGCAGCGCCGGGTTCGCCTTCAGCCTGCCCTTGGATATGTGCAGGTCCACCTTGAAGGTAGGGACGACTGGCTTGCCAGCCGCTGAGTACCCCCACTCCGCTTCCAAGAACTGTTTGATCCATGCCTCGCTCTTGCCCTTCGCCTGATTGGTATAGTAGCTGCGCCCGCCCGGCAGGTTCTCGACATTCTCTGCGTTGGGCGCGAAGCCGGAGGGCTGAA